TCCGATAAGTGTTTGATATGAGTTCATTTTTATTCCTAGTATGGTTAAAAAACCCTCCGAAGAGGGTTGTGTTTATTTACGATTTAAAATTCTGTTACCTGATGCTAGCATTCTTGCGCCTAGTACACTTAGGTTTGAGCTAGATATACCTAATTCTCTAGGTATATCACAAAGCTTTACGCCTGATTCATGCAGGGCTACGGCAGTCAGTGCTTGTTGCTCAGTAAATTTTCTGGTATAGTTTCTATCGGGATTACCTATCTTATTAAAAATAGGTTTTAGGGCTAGTATTAGCTCATGCTCTATTTTGTAAGCATCATTCCTGCTTTTTTGCTTATGTAGAACCTTGGAGATATCCCCCATGGTGTATCCCATATTAAATAGTTCTTCTAGCCAAGTTGCATGTTCGGGATCCCTGTAGGTTCCGCTTGAGCTGCCTGATGCCCATGCACGACCACCAGTTCCCATTCCTATATACATTATTTCACCTGTCAATGGGTCGATATGTGAATACACATAATTTAAGTTGTTCATTTGTTCTCCAGTAAGTTAGTAGGGAAGAATCTAGGGCAGTACTGGCTACTCAAGGGGATCAATCCGATTCGATTTACTTCTCTATTAGGTACCGACTACTTTAGCAGAAGAAGTAATCAGAGTCCGTGAGGTCAGCTAGCTCTAAGCTACCTAGTACGGGTTGTAATCCCGTGAATGTACGTTTGTGTTCCATTAAGTTGTCTTCGAGAATATCAAAGAAGTTTTCTACATCATACTGAGCTTGGAAGGTCATCTTAGTTATGTCCTGTAGGAAATCCACATCAGATGCATGGCAACTGAAGCTGTCATGAACCGCAGCAAAAGATCCGTTAAAGGCAACAATGGTGTTTGCCATATGTGCAGCATCATAAGAGTGGACAACATTAGGGCTGATACCACTAGCAAAAGACCTACGGCATGGTACCTTATCGAGTGTATCAGGATTACATACATCGACCTTAATGACATGGGTTACCCTGCCATCCTTGTTACCGATGATACCTTTAATCGTACCTCTCTGCTTACGTTCATGTTGTAGAAAAGCTTTGTATACCACAGGAAAGCCACTAGGGGTAGTCCATGATAAATCCATCCGACCAGAGTTGAGTTCATGTTCAGCAATCTTTTGTAAGTACTTAGCAGTTTTAAGGGGACCAACACAAACACTATTGATTGCATTGATTAGGTTACCTGCAAGGATGTCACAGGTGGCTTCGCTAATGTCGTATTTTAAGGTAAACCCTTCAGTGTGGCAGTCAGCGTACATGTTAGCAGCTATCCTCTGCTTACCTGCAGAGTATGCTCTGGTCATGCAACCCCGTTTAGCAATTCCTTTTCGGATATGCTTCATGGGGATTTTCTTTTCAGCGAACCAGTCAGGCATGATCTTGATAAGCTCTTTGGCTACAGCTACATAGAAGTCTTTCTGGATAGGGGTTGGCGTAAGAGATACCAGCTCACCAGCTACTTTGTCTTTAGACATAGCTGCTAGGTGTTGATAACCGTTGTTGGATCCGTCTATTGGGATAGGGAATCCTGACTCGTATACATTACCCTTAGCGGTAGCTGTTAAGTACCCTAAAATTTCTAAGCAGCAAGCCAGAAAGCTATGGGGCTTCTCAGCTTGTTCTTCAATGGCTTCATGTAGAGCAACTGCCTTAACCAGTGCTAGGTTGTTCACTACCCAAGCATATCGGTCATCTAAGGTCATCTTATCTAGGGAGATAGTGTCTAACCCTTCTGACTCTAGGTGCTTGGCATAGTCAGTCTTCAGGTAGGTAAGTTTCTTAAGCTCACTAACAGTATAAGACTGATTGTAGCAACTAGCAGTGTGGATACATAACCAGCGATAGCCAGATTCATTCACTTCCTTTTTGTTGTTGAAGAGAAACAGACTACGAGCCATGTCACTACCTTGGAACTCAAGGAATGATTCAGCATAGTAGATACGACCACGATAGTCGCATGATACCTCTTGGTAGAAGGGGTAGCCTTGATCCTTAACTAAGTATGCCTTCTTAATGATCTGGTTGTACTCGTAGTACTTAGAGATTAGCTTTTGTAAGGCAGGGTCTTTCTTGCGTAAGAACTCAGTTCCTGACATATGGCGTAGATTCTTGGGCAATAAAGTAATTGACGTATGAATGTCATAGCTGTAGATTACACCATCCTCATCTGTTAGTTCAAGGATCTTTGTTGGAGGATTAGCTACGATAGCGTCAAGCACTGGCTCATTCAAGTCCCAAGCTTGTTCTCGTAGTACATCCATTGCCTTAACAAATCGTTCACCAAGCTTCTCCTTAAATACCCTGTGGTCAGTCCAGCCCTTGATATAGGGTTTACCTGTGATGTCAGAGAGTAGCCCTGCTATGGGCATTGGCTTGGTAAACGTAGTACCAATGAGTACTGGTTTGATACTATCATGGGTATCTACAAGCTTGACCATATACGGTGCCTTGTAGCCATCGTATTCCCTGAACACTTCAATGAGTTTTGCTTGAAGGAATGCTTCAATCATCACATCACCTAGGCATAGGGTGGTTTTGCTGGTAGGCTCTTCAATGCCAATAGACCTAGCAATGTTCTCACCAATGAGGTTACTTGCGAAGGTCAGCTTAACACTGGCACTATGGGTAGCATTCTTATTACGGATACAGTACTTCATCAGTGTATCCCATGCCTCTTCCACATACATACCTAATGTTTCTTCCCACATAGGATAGTGGGCTAACAAACGTGCTCCCTCATTCTGCAACTTCTCTGAGTCAAGAATTATTTTTCCTACTTTTTCAGTTAAGTATTCGATGGGTGTCATTACATTTCCTTATTCGAAGTCTACCATTTCGTTCTTGTTTAGTCGTCCGGTTATAGGATTATAACGCGTACTACCACAGTCACCTGTTAACCCCGTGAATCTACATTTAAGAACCCTTAGTTTGATTGTGTTACGAACTGTCACATCCTCAGCTACCATGTTACGGCAGAAGGCTAGGATGTCGAAGCTAATCTGTTTGATTGAGCCTGAACCCTTGATGTCATCGATGGATGGCATGTGGCCCTCTTCAAATGGTTTCTCTCCCTTACGCAAGTGAGATACAACACCTAACCAGATACCATGCTTTTTAACGATCTTAAGCAGGTCAGACATGAATGAATCTACTGCTTCGTTACCTGTCTTACCCTTGATACCCTCAGACACAGCAATTGTAATGTGATCTAAGATGATATACTTACAACCCATTAAAGCTAGATGTTCGATCTTGTCGATCAACGAATCATCACTCACAGAACCTTGATGGTCAAGCAGGATAATACGTTCATCACCGAACACCGCATCATACGCTGCTCGTTGTTCTTCTTCGGTACCCGGGTCTGACTTGTCGTTGTTCATCATCTTCATGGCAATAAACTTTTCAGCTGTTTCACCAATAGATTCTTCTAGAGCAACAATACCAATCATTTCAGTTGACTTCTCAAGCAACTCGAACACAATTTCTTTGATGACTGTACTCTTACCTGAGCCTGTGCCTGATACAAATAGGGCGATCTCACCTAGACGCATACCATGAAGCTTATCATTTAATCCTGCTAGGCAGTTAGGATAAGCAATGGATACTGTGTTGGCACGTAGCTTGAACTGCTCCCAGATAGCTTCACCCTTGACTACACCTGCAGGACTAAATACCCGTGCATCAAAGATAGCCTTCATGATAGAGTCACTACCATGCTTAATCAGCATATCACAGGGATCTTTTTCGGATAGCGTAGCCAGCTTAACCTTATCATAGCCAATAATCTTGGCGATAATTTGTGTGGCCTTCTGACCCGGCTCATCTGAGTCAAGCATGATAACAACCTCATCAAATGACCTTAGCCATTCACGTTGCTCAAGCACCATAGCGGTAGCAGTACAGCTAGGGATAGCTACTACTGGATAAAACCTACTGTACTTGTCATACTGAGCTTGTGCTACAGCTAGTGCATCCAGTTCACCTTCAGTGATGATAATTCTTTTCCCACCTTGGCAAGCACTCTGTCCAAATAACTGGACGCCTTTGAAGTCTCCGTGGATGACAAAAGATTTTGGGAGCTTACGTTCCTTATAGGCCACAACTTGGTTGCCCACAGTATATGGATAGAAGTGGCTAATGATTTCACCAGATTCATTGTAAGATACTTTAACACCATAATGTTCTGATACATTCTTTGTAATTCCTCGTTCTTTAAAACCGCGTGACGTGTAATCTTTAATCATATCTAATTCATGCATGCTATAGTTCTCTGTGTATGTTACGTTTTGTACTGCATTGGGGTCAAGGAGAGATGATCTAGAGCAACTGAAACAGTAGCCCCATGTATCACCCTCTTTGTATGATAGTGCATCATGGCTGTCACACTTAGGGCATGCCGTTTGAATCCATTTTGACATATTAGTTGATCATTGAAAGGATAGCTTCAATTGTTTCTGTTACCATAATCGGATCATCTTCGGATACACGCAGTACTGTACTATTGCCTACAACATACATTGTTGTTATCTTATTGGTATTTACAATAACAATTTGTGTACCCTTACTAACCACCTCAGTTAAATAAATAAACATAATTAATTCCAGTTATCGTCGTCTCTTAATTCCCTGATCTGTTGTCGGCGTTGATGCGCCTTCTGTTGAGTCTCCTGTTTTTGGTTAAATGATTGCCGCTTATTATCCCGTAGCTCCGTAGCAAACTGCCCATTCTCTGGCACAGCCATTGGGTCTTTTGGTTGATATTCTTTTCTGCTCATACTGGTTTCAAGAATTTAACTGCTCCGATGTTTCCGTTGTACCATAATCTTTCGGTACCATTGTTGGTAGTTTGTCGGGAGAGAACTTCATTGTCCCACTGCTCCTGACATTCCCGGTAAGTAAGAATGCCCTTTCCCATACACCAATCGTATATAACGAAGGTGAAGGCATCCCTTCCATAGAGGCTAATATCTTCCAGTATCTCACGACATGAGGTGGTATATCCTCTCCAGTCTGATTCCTTATATGATTTAACTCGTCTGGTTTTTCCCGGTGGCAGTTTGGTAGATACACTTACTAGTTGCTTTCTTCCAATGTACTGTCGTCCGGTTGGGCCAAAGACTGCGTAGATAAATCCGTAGGCTCCTTCGGGTCTATCTGTAAGAGCAATCCAGTGTCCGTATTCTTCCATGATAATCTGTCTTTCAATTCATTGTAGTTTAGTGGGCGTAAATCGTCCATCTGTTCTCGTAGGTAAATATTATTAGCACACATAATAAAGTTAGCTAACCACTCAGAGCCTTGCCGCTGTTGCCATTCTTCAGTAACAGTACGCCATGCATTAGTTGGTGTGCAACTTCTAAGAATCTTATCTGCTGTGATTGGGCCTACCTTGGTTAGACCTTTAATGTTATCCGTAGCATCACCTGTGAGTAGCTGCTGCATGATCCACATGTAAGCCTGTTCCCGTGTTTGGTGATACAGCTTACCTGTTCGGAAGTTGTGGTGCCATCCTGCTATACAGTTAAGATCCTTGTCGATGTGTGATACGATGAATGATTTACCCTCCATACGTGCCATTTCAGCTGTGATAGCTGCGTAGTCATCTGCTTCACCATTGGTACTTTCCATGGCAAAGTCCTTGGCATACTCATAGAGCATATCAATTCGTTCTTTCACTTCAGGTGGTGTCTTATCTATTCGATGGCCTTTGTACTCAGGATCAACCAAGTATCTAAAGTTGTTTGCCCCTTTGACGTATACTACGCCTGTGCTAGCCCCTGTCTGTGTCATGATCTTATTGATAGCACTATCCATATCTCTCTTACAAAGAGCTGGAGAGCTATGGACATAAGCTATCTGGTAGATGATACTATCAGCGTCAATGATAGCTACTTCAAGTCGTTCGTCTTCGTCTGTATCAAACATTAGTGTACCTCTGCATAATTTTTACCGATATGTGCTGCACCATTCATACACTCGATACCAAACCACTTAGGTGCTTCGGTGAATGCTTTTACTGATAGTGCTGCTACTTCTTCTGCGTCTTGATCCTTACATATGCAAACAAATTCATCATGATAGTGTAATGCAAAGTAATACTGGATACCTCGCTTGTCTAGCTCTCTTTTCATGTAGACAATAGCTGCCTTACATGTGATACCCTCAGCGGTTTGTAGTAGGTAGTTTAAGACTTGATGCTTAGAGCTAACGAATACAATCCGACCGTCGAGGCCACGTATAAAAGCTTTATCAGCACCAAAAGCAGCGGATGACTTTTCAAACTCACTCTCCAGTCGTGTGATAAGTTCTTTCATTCCAGGAATCGAGTTTGCAAACTTCTCCTTGGCTGCTGCTCCGACTTTAGCATCTGTGATGCCAGTGAGAATACTCCCCAGCTTCCCAGCACCGCCACCAAAAAGAAAAGCGTATAGGAATGGCTTAGCCAGCTTACGGGTAGTACCAAGGGCATCAGCATTACGCTGGTGAACATCACCATTAATAACTTCATTTGTGAACTCCTCATTGCCGATATAATGGCATAGACCCCTCATCTGATTACCTGCTGAGTCAGCACCTACTATTGATGTTCCTTGTTCGCTGACAAGTAATGATCGCATTTCTTTTCCATAGACTGAATCGACTGATGGAATATTTGCAACGACTTCGTGACGACATCTAAAAGTAGGAGTCCCGATAGTCCACATTTTGCCATGTAAGCGTTTATCTGTTGTTGACTGTACATTTTCTATCCATCCTTTAAGAATCCCTTGACGAGATCTGATCGTGTAATACTCACTGATTGTGATGGCTGATCCACCTAATGCTTCTAATGAAGACTCTGTAATCTTTGGTGACTT